CTTGCGACGAGCAAGTTTGAACAGTTCTACGGAACCCGTGTTTGGTGTGCTGGAAGGAGTCGTTATTTCCTCCCCGTTGCACCAGACAGGGCGTATATAGATCGAATGCACAGCAAAATTTTAGGGCTGTACATCGATCCGAACGCTGTTTACAATGCCATTCCCTGGACTTGGCTTGGTGACTATTTTGGAACTCTTGGCAACTTGTTTGATGCCATTAGTCCTAATATAGCTGATTACGTGGTATTCGATTATGCATACGTTATGCATCATAAAGAATACCACGCTTTTCAGACGGAAACCCAATGGGTTTGCGTTAACCTTGCTGGTACAGAGTTCCGGCAAGTTCCCTCAGTGACGCAGTGGTCCAAAAATCGAAAATCTCGGATCACTGCATCCCCTTTAGGCTTTGGATTCAAAGAAGCGGACTTAACTGTCCAGCAGATGGGGATCCTGGGAGCCTTAGGGCTCTCAAAACTGTAAACGCTGTGAAGCGTATACAAGCGATCTGTGTAAAAAGATCGTTCCCTTTGATGGAACAGGAGATTCCTATGTACGCCGACCCACAGACTGTAACTGTCAACGCCGTGGCGAAGTCGCTTCCCCGTCAGGGGTCGACTACGCCAGACCGGTTGGGAACCTTCGCTACAAGCGATGGCCTCTTCCAGTTCGACGTTCGACAGAACAAGACTGCCAACCGCTTCCGTCGTGAGGTTCGCCTCACGCAGAAGAAGGTGGCCGCCGATCCACTCACCGCGGTGAACAAGGAAGTTTCTACTTCCGTAATTCTCGTGGTGGATGAACCTCGGTGGGGCTTTACCGACACTGAGCTTGGCTACCTCACGGCAGCCTTGATCACGTGGTTTGATTCCACGGCTCGGGATAAGCTTTTGGGCGGTGAGCTGTAAAGCTCACCCGTACATACGGACGGTCTCACCATACCCTATGATTTGAAAGGGAAGTGATGAAAATACCGACCATGCTCCTTGAACGGGTCCTGCTCGATGTAGGACTGCAGTTCGTAGACACCATCGACTCTGACTACAGAGAGATCTGTAGTCGGTATGGAAAGGAAGGTATGGGTTTTCTAACGATAACCCTACCGACTCTCGACGACGCCCTGTTAAAGGGACTTAGTCGAGGACGTTTAAACAGATCTGATTTTCCGGGCTTTCGTCCGGTTACCAGGTCTGGAAGTCTCCCGAGATTACTCTCAGGTTTCTTCAAACGGATTTTCCATACTGATGGTTCGGTCTTGGACGAGCCCGACGTATGTGCGATTTCCGCAATTCGACAAGTTACCCGCCTATTTAAAAAGGTGGAGCTTCCTTGTTCGAAGCCGCGAATTAAAGCGGCATACGAGAGGTACGAATCCAATGACCGAGAGGTGGATTGGCGCAGTCACAGAGTACCCTACAATGCTGGTCTCTTTGCCAGCATTTGTGGTTATCTGTGGTCTGATCTCGAAGTTGTCTCGGAACTACTTTATTGTAGTCCAGGCATCTTTGGGATCGGAGCTAC